GGCGCTGATCAGCTCGTCCAGGGTCATCAGCACCCGCCACAGCTCAAAGGACACGGGCGCGGTCATATCGTAGGTGTAGCTGCCCTCCCGGGTCTGCAGCTCGGTGTCCGTCCGGCCCAGGATGCGGGCCTGGATGGTCTCCGGGGTCTCGTCGCTAAAAAGTGCCATAGATCCTCGACTCCCCATAAATGGTTTCCGCCGTCCCCTCCACGGTCAACCGGCTGTCCTGGAAGGTGACGGTAATGTTTTTCACGGCCTTGATGTACGGGTTGATCAGCAGGCACTCCCGCAAGTATCGGGGGGCCTCCGCCTCCTTCAGGGTGTCGGTGTAGGCCTGGCCGATCAGGGACTCAAACTCCGAGCCGTAGTCCCAGGAGTAGATCTCGTAGCGGTACCGGGCGGTGTACAGGGCCTTCCAGATCCACACCTCCACCGCCTGCAGGCCCGTGACGACCACCGGCAATCCCCGGCGGAAGATGGGCCGGTTGGCTTGGTAGTCCCACGCCACCTCCTGGCACAGGGGCAGGGTGGCGTCGGCGCTCTCGGTCGTTGTGGGCGGCTGGATCATGGGAAAGATGCTGCTCATACGGCGTCCACCACCTTCATCAAAATGTAAAAGATCTGGTCATCTTCCGTCAGCAGCAGCACCTGGTCCCCCACCTCTAAGTCGATCTCCAACTGCTCCGTGACAGCCTTCTTCTCCTCGCTGCCGATCCGGGTATCGTCGCTGTGGAGTTGCCCGCCGGTGACCGCGCCCAGCCTGGCAGCGCACCCCTCGCCGCCGCAGGTCACAGAACCCTCCAGAGCGCCGGTCAGGGCCTTGTAGTCGCTGTCCTCGCTGGTGATCTTGACCTTCCACTTGGCCCCCTTGACCAGGCGCTCGTTGATCTTCAGCACCTCCGTGGGCTGCTCGATCCCCGCCACCTTGAGCTTCAGGGGGACCTGCTGGATCACCTTGCCCAGGCGCATCTTGCAGGGGCTGGCACCCAGCCCGGCATGGTCCGTCTCCCCGGTGGGCGTCTTCTCGCTGCTCTCCCCCCGGATCACCGCCACCATCCGGGCGTAGGGGTTTCCATCCATAAGGCATCATCTCCAATTCAATACACTTTTCTTGACATATACACATTAAATGCGTATAATCATAGACACAGGGAGGGAACGGTATGAAGCGCAGAGACCTGATCAAGCTCTTGGAATCAAATGGGTGGTGGCGTCTTCGGAGAGGCTCTGACCACGACATCTACACCAACGGGAAATGCTCTGAACCCGTCCCTCGCCATACCGAGATCAAAGAGCAGCTTGCCAAGTCCATTATTCGGAAACACAAACTGAAATAGTATCCTGTACCGCATTTCGAGGAGGCATTGACATGAAAGAAGTTTACCCTATCATTCTCCATCCCGAAGCCGAGGGCGGGTATTCCGTCTTTGTCCCTGATTTGGACATCGGGACCCAAGGCGAGACTGTCGCTGAGTGCATTGAGATGGCCCGTGATGCCATTGGACTCTGGGGCATCACAGAGCAGGACGAAGGCCGCCCGGTGCCGTCTGCGTCTTTGCTCGCTCCTGCCCACGCTGAAAACGAGATCCTCACTCTTGTGGACATCGACTTCGACGCTTACCGCCGCGCTCAGGATCTGCGCTCTGTGCGAAAAAATGTCACCATTCCAAGCTACCTGAACGACCTGGCTGAACGGGCTGGAGTGAACTTCTCCCAGGTTCTCCAGGACAGTCTAAAGCAGCGCCTGGGCGTTTCGTGATCCCTCCGCCGGTGTCCAACTTGGACACCGGTTTCTTATTCTGTGGGCAGGCTGCCCGCCGTCTGGCTGTCCATGATCGCCTCCAGGGACACGGTGATCTTGGTCTCGTAGACATTGCGCTGCCAGGTGTGGGTGTCGGACAAGATCCAGAACAGGCCGTAGGTGTTGGTCACCGGCTCCTGGACGGCCACTGTGTTCCCGGTGATCAGCTTCAGGTTGCCCAGGGCGCTCAGGGTGATGGTGGTCTGCATCTTGTTCTCCTCCAGCACCTGCTTGGCGTGGGCCGCCGGGTCGTCGTAGGCGCTGGACTTGATGGCCGCCTGCATCAACCCATACAGCTTCACCGACTCGCTGTCCTCCTGGGTCTGGAGCAGGTTGTACTCGTCATCGTAGATGGCCACGCTGTTGGTCACCTTGCTGGCGCTCTCCTTGGTGGTGCAGTACAGCAGGTTGCTCCCCGGCTTCAGCAGGATGCTCTCGCTGGACTGCTCCATTTTGACCACCTCCAGCTTCGCCCCCTTGAACCGGATGCGGTACTTCTCCCCCGTCTGATCCGCGGCCAGGGTGTACAGCGTCATAATAATTTTGTACAGGCTGACGCCTAAGAAGTTCCGGGTCAGGGTGACTCCGGTGGAGGCGATCTCCCCGGTCTCAATGCCAAACTCCCCGCACAGGGCGGCGGTGACGGCCTCTGGGGTCTGCTTCTGCACCCGCATATACTTGCTGTTCCGGGTCAGGTAGATCCCCCGGTCGTAGGCCACCACGTCGATGGTGGTGCTCAGGCTGTCCCGGGTGCGCTCCAGGGTGTAGGCGTCCATCAGCAAGGTCCCCTCGTTCCAGAACTGGGCCGAGCCGCCCAGCTCCGTGGGGGCCCGGGGCAGGTTGGTGTCCACCGAGCTGGTGACCGGAGAGAAGGACAGGGTCCGGGCGGCGTTGCGGTAGTCCCCCGACCACTTAATGGTCTTGCACAGCTGGGTGATGTTGGCCGTGGTGCCGTCCGGGTCGGTGGTGCGGATCTTCACATAGGGCTGATCCATGGGCTACACTCCTAACGTCTTGGGCTTCAGTCTTTCCGCCAAGCTGAGTTGGGACCACGTCCGCTCCGACGGGAAGGGCGACATCCCCATGGCCGTCCGCACCTCGGCCTCCGCCTGGGCGGTGGTCTCTGCGGTCTTCGCTTTGGTTGTGGTTTGGGTCGTCGTGGTCGCCGTGCTTGTGGTGGACGTTGTGGTGGTGGTTTTGGCCTTGGATTTGCTGTACGAGCTGCTGGGAGCCGCTGTGGCCGCCATAGAGGCCAGAGTGGCCGCGTCCGGCAGGGTCAGCACCTGGCCGGGATAGATCAGGTTCGGGTTCTTGATGCTGTTGGCCGTGGCCAACTTGTAGGCCAAGGAGCCGTCCCCGTACATGGTCTTGCAGATGGCCCACAGGCTGTCGCCGGACTGGACTGTGTAGCTGTCCGGCGTGGTCGGCTGGCTGGCCGTCTCCACCGGTCGGCTGCTGTTCTGGGTCTGCTCCACCTGGACGTCCTCCAGGTAGCGGTACTCGTATAGAGGGATCTTTGCGGTGACGTCGTTGGTGCCGTCGTACTCCCCGTGCTCGATGGGCCCCAGCAGCACCGGGCTGTTGACGGAGGTGCCCGCCACGATGTACCGGCACACGTGCCCCTCCTGGCTCCAGGTGGTCAGCAGCTCCAGGTAGTAGCTGGGGTCAGCCACCGCCTCCGAGGTGCAGAAGGGATACAGCTGGGCCGGCAGCAGCACCTCCAGGGTCTCGTTGAACAGGCTTTTCAGCCCCGGCAGCGCGATCTGCCCCGTCTGGGCCATGTCCACCTGCTCCACCTTCCGCCCCGCCGCCATGGGATAGCTGGAGGGGGTCACAGGCATGGTCAGCTCCTGGCCGGTCTCTGTGTTTTTTAGGATAATCTTGCGCTCCATGGCCCCTCCTTATCTGGGCGCCGCCGCCACCGCCGCCTGCTCCAGCCGCCGGGCGATGATCTCGGCCAGCTGGTCGGCCATCTCCTCCCCGGTCCCGGTGAAACTGTTGCCGGACACGGTGATCTGGATGCTGGCCTGCCCCGCCTGGGCGTCCTGGGCCCGCGCCTCCTGCGCCGTCAGCACCCGCTCCCCCGCGTGCAGCATGGCGGGATAGTCGTCGTAGGGGACGCGGTCCAGGCCGTAGGCGTAGCCACTGACGCCGCCGTAGTCATCTACGGTCGTCGCAGCTTGCGACGACCACCAGTTTCCCTTCTCGGTTAATTGTCCATCTACACTAATGGATTTTCCATATAGAGTGGCCCCCTGGCCCTTGCTCTTCTCCTGCTCAAGCCGGTACTCGTTCATGGTTGCCAACGACCCTGCGGTGTTGTCTCGGATCGACTTCAGCAGGTCGATTTCAGAGTCAAGATCCTTCTGGTAATAGTCGCTGGACTCGTACCAGTCCGTGGCATAGCTCTCAGCATCCTCGGCGATTCTTTTTGCGTCCCTTGCGGCGTCCATGTCCGTCTCTCCCGACTCCTCCCAGATGGTATAGGCGTCATTGAAACGGTCGTGCAGATCCTGCATGGTGTCCAGCTGGTCTTTACTGAGGACGTCGCTGTCAAAGTTACCGTTGAGCAGTGCATCCATGACATCGTCGTAATACTGGTCACTCAGGTTTTCACCGAACGCCTGGTACTGACCTTCCAGATAGTTCAGCTTCTCCAGGCCCTCCGAAAGGCCGCCCTCCATGTCCTCGATTTGGGACTGTAGGCCCTTGGTGCGCTCCGTGTTGTACCCCGCGCCCCCGGCAGCCTCGGCATCCTCGGTGTAAGAGTCCCGGATGCCCAAAGCGCCCTCGTAGGTGTTCACCAGCCCGTCGGCAGCCCCGGAAAAACGGGTGCCCATGTAGTCGTAGATGGCCTGGACCGCCTGATCCACGTCCAGGTCGCCCAATCGGTCGGCCACCTCGCTCTCGTCGATGTGAAAGGACTCCGCCAGGGCCTCGTAAACGTTGATGCCCATTTTAGACAGGGATTTGGCCACTCGGTTTTCCAGCTTCCCGGCCAACTGGGAACTCTCCAGCGTGGAGACGATGCTGGTCACATCGCTCTCCGACAGATCCAACGCCGCTGCGGCCTCCCCCAAGTTGCCGATCCGGGAGGTCACCTCGTCGGTAGACAAGCCCAACCCCAGCATTTCCTTGGATAGAGAGGTGGCCGTGTCGTAGGAGAAGGGCGGCGTGCGCCCAATCTCGACCAAGCCCTGCTGAAAGCTCGCGGCCTGGTCACTGTTGCCCAATATGGTAGTCAGCGCCGCCAAGTCCCGCTCCCGATCTGCAGCCAGAGAAGTGCCTCTGGAGACCATGGACTCGGCGTTGGAGGTCACGGTGTCGTAGAGGTCGTTATAGTAAGAGATGAAAGCGTCGTCCTGTGCTTCAAATTTCTCGCTTTCCCCGGTGATCAGCCCTGACGCGGCACCCACCAGGCCGCCGATGATCGCACCGGGAATCCCCGCCACAGATCCCGCCGCCGCGCCAGTCAGGGCACCAGATAACGTATCAGTGACGACAGAAGCGTTGGTGGAGCCAAGGGCGCTGGTAAGGAGATCTGATCCCACGGTACCGGCCGCGTCAGCCAGTGTATTCAATATCCCGGAGCCAGCCAGGTTCTTGGATAAAGACGACAGAGAAGAATCCCCCGCACTGCCCGATCCCATAGAAGACTTCCGAATGTCATCCTGGTAGGTGTCGTAGGTCTTTTGGTTTTCTTTGATCTGTCCCTCGACCGTTTTAAGCTCCTCTTTCAATTTCTCCTGGGCGTCAATGGCCTTTTTCATGTCCAGTTCGCTGGTTTCGTCCTTCATCTCGTGAAAAGCCTTGGTGGCATCCTTGACCGCGTCCTTAGACTTCTCCAGTTCCGCCTTCAGCTCCGTCTGGCGCTGGATCAGCGGTTTGTTGGCCGCCTCCATGGATTTGTAGGCCTGCGCCAAGCTCTGGGTCTCCTTGTCCAGCGCCTTGGTCTTGTCCCCGATGGACGACAGAACGGAGCTTGCCCCGTCTCTCAGCGTGATATATGTGGTAATACCTTCCTTTGGCATTTGCATCACCTTCCTTTCTCAAAAACGATGGTCCAGGGGTGTCAGTTAAACCGACACCCTTTAGCAGGTAAAATCACCCTCTCTGCTGGCATAATATCCCCTTCTTGACACGTTGCCTTTCTGTGGTATACTAAACCTGAAAGGACGTGATTACTGTGAAAGAACTGTGGGATGGAATTTGCGATTTTTACAGTGGTCCCATGGGTAAGATGATGCTCGTCGTGACGATCGTCGTCTGGCTGCTTGCGATTATCATGGTTATTTGTATTTGATTGCCGTCCCGGTCCAGCCGGGACGATTTTTATGTCCTCTGCTCGATCTCATACTGGGCGAACGCAGCCACCAGATCTCGGTACCCCGCGCTCTGTCCGTAGAACTCCCAGGGCATTACATTCTTGTTCCGGTAAAGGTAGTAGAGAAGGTTCAGTTCCGGCTCGCTGCCTTCCCTGATTCGTTTTTTAGTTCACGGATCGTGTTCTGACGGTAACCGCTCAGTCGCTCCACCGCCCTGGAAAGATCCGCGATCTCACCGGGCAGCAGCATGGCCTTGACGGTCTCCGCCGGGGTCGCGCCACCGAATTTCTCCGCCAGCGCCGGGTCCTTCAGCTCCGGGCACCCCGCCAGCAGAATGTGGATCTCCTGGTCCACGGTCATGGTCTTCAGATCCTGGGCCTTTCCGTAGGGCAGCCCCCGCAGCTCCACCACCACCGGCTCCCCTACCAGCCGGCTGAGGCGTTTGATTTCATACCGACCCCGGGGCAGCTCCTGCTGCACATTGGGCGCCTCCGGGCGCAGCAGCTGGTCCAAAAATTTGCTCATATTGCCTCCTCTAAAAATCTAACCGCCGCCCAACCGGGCGGTGGGCGGCGGCCTTGTTACGCCTCCACCTTGTCCAGCCACTCCCGGCGGCCAAAGGTGAAGGGATAGGAGATCTTGCCGGGAGACCCCGCCGCAAAGTCCGCCAGAGTCTCGTCATCGAAGCTGACGTTGTAAAGAGCCACCCGCTCCGCCCCGAAAGCGTCCGGGTCGTCCAGCTTGCCCACGATGGTGCAGCGCACATCCTTGCCGTCCAGGATCGCGTCGATTTGGGCCGTGTTCCGGGTGTAGACCTTGTGGGCCGAGATGGACCCGGTGCCCTTGACGCTGGTGATCTTGGTGCCCACGACCATCTCTCCGCACATATTGATGTCGCTTTTGTTCTTTGTGTATTTAGCCTGGAAGCTGTCACATTCGATCCACAGCTCGCCGTCCACGTACACCTGGCCCCAGGTGCCGCTCATCACTCGATTGTCGATCATTGCGCTCGGTCCCCCTCTCAGATGTTGATGTTGATGTCGATGTCCTCAATGGCGTCCAGGATCTTACAGGCGATCTTCAGGAACACATGGGTTCCCGTGTCCGCCTCCCGGATCGCCTGGACCTTCATCTCGCTGGTGTCCGTGCCCTTGCTGACCAGGTAGGCCTCCTGGGCGTCCACGTCGATGTCCACCGTGTATCCCGGCTGGACCAGCTTGTCCTGCTCCAGGCCCATGAAATAACCCCGGATGGCGGTGATCAGCAGCAGCTTGTTGTCGTAGGTGTTGGCGTACTTGCCGATGTACTCGTCCTCCGCCGTGGCCGTGATGTCCGTGCGGATCAGATCCATGATCTCCACGATCTTGATCTTCTTGAAGCTGTCCAGCATTCCATCGCTGGTGGTCACCAGGGAGTTGACTGCCCGGGCGATTTTGAATTTTCGGCCATCCCACTTCAGGGCCAGCTCGCCGTTGCCCACAGCCTCGTCCAGTTCTTCCTTGGTCAGCCGCTTGGCGTCGGTCAGCTCCGTCAGGGGGGCGTAGGTGGCCGCAATCTTCATCGGCGTGCCTGCGATCAGGCCGGCGATCCGGGAGCAGTAGCTTGCGGTGGTGTACTTGGTCTCCCCCTCCGCCATGTCCGTACCGGTGAAGTTGATCAGGGCGTAGTTGTCGCCCTTAAAGTTGGGCAGGATCGCCTTGTACTTGGTGCCGTTGTTCAGCCGCTGGCTCTTGATCCAGCTGGCGATCTCCGCAGCCTCGTCTGCGGTGCAGTCCTCCGGGCCGACCAGATAGTCAAAATCCTGGGTTGCCATCCAGTCCAGGGCGGAGGTCAGATCTGTGCCGCCCTCCTCGGAGATCACATACACCAGCACCTTCTTAGGCGGGTTGATGTAGCCCGTAAAAGTCCGCTTAATGTAGGCCTGGGTCTCCGTGCCCAGGGTCTTGGGCGTTTGGCTGGCCTGAGTCAGCGACAGAGGGTCCGTGTCAGTCTCGTCCCGGACGATCAGGGCCACCGTGCCCTTATCCCCCCGGGTGATGGCCGAAATGCCTAACTCGGTAAAAGTTACCGTAATCGTAG